TGCATAGACCCCGTCGTCGTCATTTGCCTATATATTCCCCCATTCAATATTAGGCAGTATAAAGTATTTGAAAATAATACTATATAAAATTTAGTATTGACTTTTTATTGTCGTTGTGTTATAATAGAAGTGGCAGTTAAAAATATACTATGCACAGTATAGTATTGACATGGAGAAAAAGTGTGGTATAATATAGGCAGAAACAAGGGGGTGCCTAATGAAAAAGAAAAACATAGATACGTTAGATATAGAACTGTTGCATATGTCAGCGAGTGAATTAAACTACTACTTTACACACGGTTGGTCTATCTACTGGATAGAAACACGCATAGACAACGTTAAATGCGTTGTAACGCATCTTTATCGCTCAAAGGATAGATTACCCTATGAAAGCATTAAAGCCGCCTTAGAAGCTCGTACAAGTGAAATTGAAGTCCTACAAATAGTGGAGCGTAGACAATGGAAGAAAAATTGATATACTATAATGGTGACCGTCTGAGAAACAGCGTTGATATTAACGGCAATCGCCCTGAAATTTTTATCGTTGAGAGTAATCGAACAGCGGGTAAAACAACAGACTTTGCTAAATTTTTGATTGACCGTTTTATTAAGCGTGGTGAAAAATTTGCGGTGTTGGTACGGTGGCAGTACGAAGCAACTAATTTTGCTGAATCTTTTTTTAAATCAGTGCAGGGGCTTTTTTTTCAAAATCACGAACTTACACAGAAAATGATTGAAAAAAAATACTGTGAACTGTATCTCGATGATAAGGACTGTGGATATTTAATCCCGATAAACTCGGCGGAATTTATTAAACGCCGCTCACATCTTTTTAACGATATAACATCAATTTTTTTTGATGAAATCCAGCCTGAGAATAACGGCTATGTTCCCGATGAACTGAACAAATTTTTTAGTATCCACACCTCTATAGCCCGTGGCGAAAATCAGCAGGTGCGGTATGTGCCTGTCTATATGTGCAGTAACTCAGTGTCATTGCTCAATCCATATTATAACGCTCTTGGGGTCGTAACTCGTTTAAACAGTAAAACAAAATTTTTGCGAGGCGACGGCTGGGTTTTAGAGCGCAATTTTAATGAGAGTGCGCAAAAGGCACAAAAAGCCAGTGGATTTAACCGTGCTTTTTCCGCTGTATCTTACAGCGATTATAGCTCTGAAAGTGTGTATCTGCGTGATAACGAGGCTTTTTTAACATTGCCTAAAGGGCGGGGTCAGTATATTGCAACTATACGTTTTGACAGTCGTAAATACGCGATATGGTTTTATGCTAATGAAAACGTAATGACCTGTGATTACAGGGTTGACGATGACTACCCTGTCAAAATAAGTGCTACAGTCCAAGACCATACTGAGCAGTATATGCTTATAGGCGGCGCAGGTTTTATCAAAGAGCGCATGCGGCGGTACTTTATTAATGGCAATTTTAGATTTAAAGACCTTGCATGCAAAAGTGCTGTGTTAATGGCACTTTCATACAAATAATTTTGGCGGTCTGCCTATCTGTGTTAAATATTGGTGTTCTGCGGACGCATGGCTTAAAAACCACCGTGGGCATTATCGGTTTTGCACCCGCTTTATTGACCGATACGGTATAGGCTGTATATAAAAAGAAAAGCGTTAAGGCACAGAGTACCTTAACGCTTTTCTCATTTTTTCGGGCGGATTTTAAAAGTTGTGTTGATAAGCAATGTTCCGCCTTTTATCTGTTTTGGTAATAATTTTCCGTCAACTTCGAGGCCCACTTTAAAATCAGATAAATTCGCTTCGCCCGAAATTAACATATCGTTAAAATTTTCCTTTGCCCCTTTTGACATACCTGCACACTTGATAAGGTAGTACGGCTCAACTTTTTCTCCGTCCTCGTGTGTCGTATGCTCAATATAGGTTTTTGCCCTCACAAAAATTGCTTTATCCCAATAATTTTCCAGTTTCCAGCAGCAAAAATTTACAGGGTGTATCGCTATGCCTTTGACCTCTTCGGGCGCAATGTCACAATGGATGCTATCGGTATCCGCATAAATAAATCCACGTTCATTGACCCCATGATAATTTTGTTGTGCCGCCCTTATAGTAAAAGCTCGTGAATATGAGGTTATCGCTGACCCTATCGGAATATACATGGGTTTGCGGTCATTTGCTTTTTGTGTGGTAAATTTTAACACACCGTCTGACAGTCGAGCTATTTTAAAGCTGGAATTGGTGCTTTGTGCCATTTTACCATATAAGTTATTTAAAAACAGCTTTGCGACCTGTCTTTTAGCTCCTTTACTTTCTTTTTTTATTTTTGCGTATTTGTCAATATACGTATCAAAAATACCAATTGCGGCCTTAAACACGCAATAGTCTAAAATTTGACAGTCAATCAAATTATAATGCTCTTGCAAAAGCTCCCAGTCGGTACATGTTAAAGTTAGTATAACGCTTGTGTCCTCAATCTCACCGTTCTCAGTCCTTATGTACTCACAATACTCGCCGTTGTCGTCAAGTACATCTGAGGACTTTAACGGCGTTCTGCTCGGATAACGCCAACTTCCGTTTATTACAATAAACGGTAATTTCCCGTGCTTTAAATAAAACCTCGTGCGTATCCTGATAAAATAATAATACTTTGTTTTGTCAAGATATTGTATTGGTATAGTATCGCCTTTATAAAACCTCGGAGCGCCGACAGGATAAAAATTGCCCGATTGACTTGACATCATAGAGGGATAAAGGGAGTTTACGTCTGCTGTCACTCCCTCAGTAAAAATCTTATTTTCTTTGCCCTCTACTACATACACCCATCCGCCCTTGTAGCTTTTGCGTATATACTGGTCGGCATTTTCTGCGTCAAATACTTTCGGGTCGATATGTTCGTCATACATATCGGGAAAATTTGCTTCCCAGTCCTCTTTTTTTGTCATTTTTCGGTAATCGTGAATGCAACAAGCACCTATAGTAGACTTATTTTCAGCGAGTTTGAAGAAAATTTGAAGGGCTTCCGACATGACTAGAACGTCATTAGCAATATATTGTCTTTCCTCATCTGTTATGATTCCGCCTGCGTGCCGCTCCCCCGTGTACTCAATAGATGTTTTTTGGTGTTTTGTTCCAAAATCTTTACCAATTTTTGCCACAGAAAATGGTAAAAGCTTTAAGCTGTCACGAAAAGTTATTAAGTGACCGTGCCACTTTAAAACAATGTCGTACCATGCGCCCATGTCGGAAATCATGTAGGCAAACTCCCCATTTTTAAGTTCATCGCTCTTTTTAAAATGCCAATCCCCGTGTCTGTCTTGATATATGGCTTGTTTAAAATTATCTTGTGATAGCATAAAGTTTAATAAAAATGAACCATCAAATTTTAAGTTATGAAAAAACACAATGATATTTTTATCAAATGCCTGATTAATCATATCATTAAAAAAATCATAGATATTATTACCGATAGTCACATTTTCTGAGCCGAGTCGGCACCAAGCATACGCCCAAACTTCTGTAAATGTCTGACCGTCAAAAACTGTCGTTTCGAAGTCCGCCATATATGTTGCTATCACTCGCTATCACTCCAGTCTGATAACTCAGTCAATTTTTCGTTGATTTCTTCGGGCACATCTCCCGCCGTCAAAATGTCAACGAAAGTATACCATGACATCATGTGTATAGGTTCGGCATCCGAACTAAAAACATACCCCTCAACTGCTTCAACTGCCGCTTCTCCCGCCGTTGCAAAACGATGTATAACGGCTTTTTTACCTATTTGAGCAACAGTTTGATTTAGAAGTCCTCGTATATCGGCGATATGCTCAGCATATCGCCACGGCGGAATATTTAAACCTGTATCATATGATGTATCAAGTATTTGCTGTATTCGTCGCTCTATTATATCACCCTCATCGACAGGCGGCGCTTTTTTTGTACGGGTTTTATGCGGAGGAAGCGGCTTTGGTGGTTTTGCGCTTGCAGGTTTTTTTCTGTAGTCGGTTTTCTTTGACTTTTTGACTTTTTGAACAAGTTGTTTTTTAGTGCCTATGTCTATGGTGTAGTTTTTGTCGGAAAGCCTTGCAAGGCTTTTTGGTGTAATGGCTTTCAAGTCATCAATCATTTTTTTTGTAACTTTTTTGGGGGTAGTGTGCTGAAAGTCGCCAACAACCGTATAACCTCTTTTTTGCATTTCAATCAACCTTTTTTCAATTCGGGTCAACTGGGCTTCATATTGCTGAGCTAGTGTTTTTCTCTTTGGCATATCTTTACTCCTTTCGCCCCGAAGGGCGAGAGCCGAAGCTCTCAATCCTCAATCTCGTAAAAAGCTGTTACCAGCGGGTCGCCGTCATCCGTTATCTCTGCGATACGGCCGTCTGCATTGCTGTATCCGTGATTTTTGCACCACTCTCTGCACTCCTCAAGTGTGCCGTTGATAATGTCGTCCATGTAGCTGTTGCTCTCAAGCTCTACGCTATAAAATACCTTTGCCATTTGTTTTCCTCCTGCCCTCAGGGCTGTCGTTGTGTTTTGAGGTGTTACCTCTCGTTTCATTGTCTATATTATAACGTACCTTTGTGAAAACTATATGATAGTTTTGTGAAAAGTGTGTGAAAAATAAGAAAGCCCCGAACAAATCGGGGCTTTGTTCCACGTGGAACTTTTTACTTGACTATCTGCATAGAGATAAACTCTCTGCCGCTCTTTGCTGTGCGGTGTACCACTGTCATAGGCAGTTCGCCGACCTCATCGAGCAGGTCAATAAGAGCGGGAAGCATATCAATAACGGTGGCGGATATTGTTCCGTAGACATTTCCGTCCTTGTCAAAGATATAGCCTACCTCAGATATTTCGCCGCTCTCGGTGTTGGTTTCATCGGCGATAGCAGCCCCCGTTACTGTCAGGGTGTCACTGACCGTCTGTAAAGCGATACTTGCGCTCTTTGCGTTAAAAAGTTCCATTTTGCCTATGTTCTTAGTGCTAATCATAATAAACTCCTATGTTCCACATGGAACACTCTGCTATTTCTCGGATAGCTCCGTAATTATACCCTTTCGGGATGGGATGGGGCTGATAAGGTCAACCCCTCAGAACCTTAAAAAATATACTCAAACGTTGCGCCTGTAGAAATTTTAAGTATCTTTACTTCTTCGGTGTACTCACCTGCTTCAAAACGTTCTGCAATTTCCAGTGCTGACGAAAAAGCGTCAGTAAATGCAGGAATAACATTGCCATTTTGCATTTTGCATGTTACTAAATATCCAAGATTTGCACTATCTTTTTTATTCATTTTATTTCAACTCCTCCTCTCCGTTGTCCGAAGCTCTCAATCCTCATACAACATTAAACCCATCTCGTCAATGTCAGTCGGTGTGTCACCCGTTATACGGTCAAGTGTGCCGTTCCACCGCAGATTTGCAATGTGGATATATTTTTTACCCCGTGTGTTGGGAATGCGCTCATAAATGCGAATTAAATACACATCGTCTGTGATGTGACGGGTGGCACTGTCAAATGCGTCAAGAAATGTCTTAGCGTTTATCTTGATATATCTGTCAAGGGTTGTTGCGCTTGCAAGATGGTCTGTAAATAATATGTACTTCGATGTACTCATTGTTTTTCCTCCTGCCCATCGGGCTTTTCCACTGGCACCTTTTTAAATCTTAACAAATCTTCTCATTGATGGCAACATAAAAGCACTATATCCTTCTTCTTTAATTGCCGATACGAGCTGATTCATTGTGTAATCTTCAGGAACAAAAACAACAGCATCATAAACGCATGAGCCATATTCTGTTAAACCGTTAAAATAAACTTTAATCATTGTATTTATTTCCTTTCGTGATGTGCCTTTCGGCGTTTCCTGTCTTTCATTGTCTATATTATACTGCGCCTATGTGAAAACTGTGTGATAGTTTTGTGAAAACTATGTGAAAGTTATTTCACGTCCTCTCAATAATTTACCTGCTATTTGTTCAAATCCACACTTTGCGGTGTATTTGTTGGCGTATCGTTTATATACAAGTTTTTTATTGGTAATAAAACCTGTTACTGTCAGCATACCGCTCACTTCGTCATATTCACCGATAAAGTGATACTTGTACCATCGCAATTTTTGCATTGTTATCTCCTTGTCCAAATTCTGTCACCGTACTCATTTTCAATGTCGTAGGGGTGCTTCCAGTCATCGCCATCCTGATACCATACAGTGTAAAGATTTCCGTCCGTATCGACCCCATTAAGGCATGTCCAGTCATCGGGGCAGCTACATCTTAAATGATTTATGTGACTGCGATATGCGCAGTATATAGTATTATCTGTAACGATTGTTTTCCCGTTGACCGTAAAGGTCATCTTGCCTTCCGTGTATCGTGCTGTCATTGTTGCGTTTTCCATTGTTTTTCCTCCTGCCCTCATGGCTGTCGTTGTGTTTTGAGGTGTTACCTCTCGTTTCATTATCTATATTATAACGTACCTTTGTGAAAACTGTGTGATAATTTTGTGAAAATTGGGTGAAATTATTTAATCTCCTTTTTAAGTCTGTCAAGCACTACTTGACCGTTTACCCCTGTCATTTTCTCAAAGTAACTAGATTTAAAAAATCTTGCAATCTCGGAGCGCATATTTGGCTTATTGCGGTAATCATTAACTGCTTGATTAATTACAGCAATCCATAATTGCACATAACCTCCGTTTGTCTGTATAACACTTTTTTTATATGGTCTAATTTTAATCATCTCCTTTCGCCCCGAAGGGCGAGAGCCGAAGCTCTCAATCCTCAATCTCGTAAAAAGCTGTTACCAGCGGGTCGCCGTCATCCGTTATCTCTGCGATACGGCCGTCTGCATTGCTGTATCCGTGATTTTTGCACCACTCTCTGCACTCCTCAAGTGTGCCGTTGATAATGTCGTCCATGTAGCTGTTGCTCTCAAGCTCTACGCTATAAAATACCTTTGCCATTTGTTTTCCTCCTGCCCTCAGGGCTGTCGTTGTGTTTTGAGGTGTTACCTCTCGTTTCATTGTCTATATTATAACGTACCTTTGTGAAAACTGTGTGATAATTTTGTGAAAAATACGTGAAAAATAAAAGCCCCTCAGCGAGGGGCTTTGTTCCACGTGGAACGTTACGCAAGTCTGAACAGCCTGATATTAACATCAACGCTGTTGACAGCGTAGTTAGATGTCACGGTCACCTGTAAAACACCATCTGTACGAGTCAGTGTTTCGGGCGTTAAATACAAGCTGGTATCCAAAAAATTAACTACGGCAGTTGATAAAAACATCATTGCGGACTTTCCTCCAAAGCCAACGCTGATATAGTGCTGTCCTCGGTCTCCAGTCTGAGCAGACGAGCAGATAACGTTTACATCTGCACGATAGTAAGCATTTTTTTCCTGCGTCACTAACGTTCCGTCGCTCTGCGGCTTATAACCGACAGTTGACGCAGGGTCAAACGCCAGTACTTTACTTGTGCCAATATCTCCACCCGTGTATGTACTATGCTGACAGTACAGTATCGCCGAGGTGTCAAGGTCACCGATAAAATTAGGATAAAAAACGCCGTTAGTCTGTATGGCTGTCGATAATACAGACGACCATTTAGGCTCTGCTACGGTACCGTTGTTGACTATCACATTGTTATCCCTATACAGCATTGTAAACTTTTGGTAATTGTCGCTTGCTCTGCCAAGGGTCATAGCTGTGTTTACAGTCGATGAGTAGACCGTGTTGCCTGTGACCGTAAGCGTAAACTCACTTGCCGAGCCGACCGCCGTAAAACCAGCGATGATACCATCTGCAATTGGAGTCTCCGATGATACATGGGAGTTATACATGACATTATCTGTAATTTTAATGTTGCGGGCTGGTATGTTTGGTGATAAAAATAATCTTGTACGTGTTGCTGAGGTATTTGTTAGTCGATTATTTGATATAACACAGTTACGCACACTGACAATATTTGCATTTGTTAAGACTATGCCAAATATGATATTTGCAGTCCAAACATTGTTGATAAATATATAATCACTTGTATACTCATCGGTACACTGTATCTGTGACGCATTTATCGTACAGTTTTTGATGTTGACATTGCATATATGCACTGTCGCTCCGCTGTTAGTCAATATATCGCAGTTGTCAAAGCTTACGCCGTCATTAGTTATATGTTTTAAGTTATTTGTGGAGTGCATAATATTAACGTCCTCAAAACTGCTTATAAAATTGTTGCCGTTTACTATGGTTATAGTATGCTTTTCGGACGGATTACTATACACTTTAAGGGTTTTGTTTGTTGTGTTGATGGGCGATAAATCCACCGTAAAGTCAGTGTCAATCAATATCGGATTAAAATTATACTTACAGCAGTTAATCATACGTGTACTGCGGGCTGTAGTCGTTGACGCTGTTGCGATACCGAGTGTTGACGCTGTATACGCCGAGCGCAAAAATGCCACTCTATAGTATAAGTCGCCCTCAGCATGCGGCAGAGCTATACGCACGATACCTTCAGCAAACTGTGCAGGAGGTGTAGACATTTCCAAAATTTCCCACATTGTAAACACCCCGTCGCCACTGTAGTAGTTTTCGCAGGCACAAATTTCTTTGCCCGTGATTTGGGTAAAAGTGGCATTTTGTAAGTCAGCGACTGTGTCAAAGTGCTTAAGCCCCTGTAAAGACCCTGCCAAGTCGGCTATGATGTTATCATAGTGTGTAGTATCGTTAAGCCACGCATTGACAGCGTCAACAATCATACTTGGTATTTCGGCAATAGTTTTGTTATACTCTGTGATAAAAGTATTTACCTTATCAGATATAGCCGTTATCTGTGTATCCTGTGCAGAGATTTTGTCGTCCTGCGCCGTAAGCCTACGCTCCTGCTCGGCAAACTCATCCCTTATAGCGTCATTAACCGTGTCTTTGTACCGTAAAAAATCTGCGTCGATTTTATCGGTCAGGTCGTCAAACTTTTTGTCAAGCCCTGCGGTGTAATCGCCAAACGCCTTGTCAATGTCATTTTTGTATGTGTCCCAAGCGGCAAGCAGTCCGTTTGTGCTTGTTATGACCTCGTTGAGCTTTGCACTTGTCTTGCATAGTACCTCATAGTAACTTAAGCTGTCATCGTAAACAAGCGGTAAAATCTTATGACACCAATATCTTAAATTATCAATCATTGTAAATCCTCCTTACCATATCTGCATAAACATGTCTGACAACTCATTTATTATCATCATATCTATGTTTATTATACTTTTGCTATACTTTGCAAGTAACTCCCCCTGTATATCACTACCTTCATAGCCTGACACATTTTCGGTATGCTTACTGTCGCTTACATTTTTTCCCACGTCTGACACAGTGCCAGTATGAGCGACTGCACTTGTGTCTGTGACCGTGCTTGTGCCCTCATCTTTTACTGTGCCTGTCTTTTTTAAAGTACGGCTATCAGTCACCGTGTCAGTAGAGGTGTTTTGCTGAGTGCCTGTGTTTAGAGTCGTGTCTGTAGTATCCGTAGCAGTAGTATCTTTGCCTTTTGTAGTTGTTGTACTATCGGATATATTTGCAGTTGTCATATACTTACCTGACTTAACATCAGATAGACTGCCCTGCGGAGTGTCTGACGAGTATGTATCAACATCACTTGACGTACTTGCGTCACTGCTAACGGTTGTATCGGTATTAACAGTCTTTTTTGCCGACAAATTATCAGTGCGTGTGCTGTCCGTGTCTGTTACAAGCTTGCCGCCGTTAGTGTCGGTCAAGTCGTCGGTGCGTGTATCAGCGTGAGTTGTCTTTATATCTCCGCTGTGTGTATCTTTTAAGTTATCAGTGCGTGTTGATGTTTTATCATCAATGACATTGCCAGTAAACTCTTTGATAACGCTTTTATTATACAGTGGGTTTATTATGCTTGCCGATATACTATACAATTCGTTATATTTTGGCATTATTTCTTGCATTTTGGTATTTAATGCCAGTTTCCATAATCCAACAGTTTCGAACGCTATCTCTTCCATGTAGTAGTGCCGCAGGATTTTTTTACACAAAATCTCTCGGTGCGCTTCCTCAAAAATGGGAAAGTCTTCAAAAATTTTACCCCACGAAGCGTTTAAGACTTGTGCTACATCATCGTATCCGACCTCACTCGTCAGTCCTGCCTCCGTCTCGCATATCGCCCTCACTGCCGTTGTGTAAAAGCTCATCGCTTGACACCTCCTTTTTTATAGTATTATCCATGTCAATGCTATCAAACTGATACCATATATCAAGACCAAACATCTTGTTGATTTTCTCACAGGCTATCTGTCGCATTTTTTCGGGCGAGTTGCGTGTAGCTATGACTGCGCCTTGTGCCGTCAGCACCTCATCTTTTATCATGCGCTCACGTTTTGTAGTGTCCGAGTTTGGGATACCGAGCTGTGTTAAGGCTTCATTCCATATTTTGGCTTTTAAGTCGTATATCTTGTCGGCTACCCACGGAGCGTCCGTCTTTAACACTGTAAGACTATCATCTGACAATGTTTTTTTACCATAAATAACGGGTTGGTTTCCGTCGTATTTTTGATAGACATTTTTCATCGTCAGTATTTCGTTTTGGTCTGCCTTTATTAGTATAGGTGTTTTCTGTGCGTTTATATTTACATCAATAATTCTGTCATACTGATATAATCTATCTGCGTAATATTTTATATCGAAAATATTAGGTGTTCGCAAATAGTTATTATAGATTATAACACCATTATCGACATTAAGATTTTTTGTATATCCTGTGTCGGATATAGCTATAAAATCATGAGGATTTCCGTATACGTCAAGCTTGCCATTGAGTGTTACAGGTAAACACAGAAAACCTAAAACATCATCTCGAAAAAACACTGCCGCTCCCTGAGTTATAAGCACCTGCTCAAGATAGCGCAGGTCTATAGTGTCAGGCATACCCGACCATACACCTCTTGACATTGCCATTTCATATAGTCTGTATGTGTAGTTATTCCAAGACGCTTTATTTTCAAACAAGCTTGAATTAAAAAACGTATCTCTTACTTTTCTAGGCATTGTTTCACCTCCTTATAAAGCGTTATCAACGCTAAAGTTGCCAACATTTGCCAATGTTTCCCATAAGCACAAACCACCATCGAGAGCAGACTGCATATCTTTTAGAGCTGTATCAGGTATACCAAGTGTGTTTGCGCCGAGTGAGCGTATACAAGCATTGCGTGTCTTACAATAATTGTAAGATTTGCGCCGCTGACTTTGGGCAAACTGCGGCACTTTTAACGCATTGACTGTGTAGCCGTACATCGTAAAAAAATCGTCATACTGTTTAGCCACTGTAGCGTTTACAGTAACACGATACCCGATAAAAAAATTTTGCGCAAACAATAAATTAAAATATCCGCTTGCCGTGCCACCAATAGTCGAGGTCTGACCCTGCAAATCTTTTAACATCGCATATTCATTTACTCCCTCCATAACATTTCCTGCCAAAGAAGTTATTGCGCCCGCAGGATTGACGGGAGCGGTCGCAACCGCCGTAACTGCACTAACCACTCGAGATAGTTGCCCTGCAAGCAAACGATTTGAGTTGTTGCCAATATAGTCGTTATACTCAGACGTGATAAAGCTTGTCGCAGGATAAGTGTCGTATATTAAACTGCTATCCCAATCCAACAAAAATCCTCTGTAATTTTGCGGGGTGCAGTATACCGACTGGTCGGGAGTTACTCCGCTACTTGACAATCTAAATGTGGCTTTATCACTCGTAAAAAACTCATACCGATAATCTTTAAAGCTACCTAAGCTGTTATTAAGCCTAAAAAAACAAAACGGATATGTGTACAATTTGTTATTTTTTGGCAAATACCCCCCGAGTTTATCAGTCACGACTGGCTTAGGCACAACCTGCGCATAAACTGTAGGCAGATTATTTGTACTGACATTTGGAGCTAACCACGGGTGGGCTGTGTCCCAGCCCTCAGCAGTATACGCTAAGCGAGGTATTAAATACATACCCAGTATGCCATTTTCGCCAGCTACACGAATGTAATTATTTACCACATCATAAAAATCTTGCAAGCTTGACGGTACAACGTTACACACATTATATTCGCCAGCTAAACAAGCGCCCGAAAAATTGCCCTGCGTGGCAGTCTGGAAAACATAGTCAGTTACAACGGGGTTTAATAGATTATGTGATGTTACTATAACTGTAAAAACACCCGCAGTCAGTCCCTCAGCCAGTGATTGATATTTTGATATAACCTCTTGACCCGATGTTATCACGGGCTCAGGTGTTATGCTGTCGCCGATATTATCGGTTATACTATGTTCACGCTCAATATAACTTGCATTAAAAGACACATCAAAAAAATAAGTTTGAATGTTGTCTATACTATAGGTTATAAGGCTTGTTTCATTATTAACATATTCAACATCGGTAATAAAAGCATAAAAGATTTTATTACCAAAAGAAGTGTTGCGAAACATCATGTAGTTGCACGTTAAAAGCATGTCAGGCGCAATTGCAACACGGATTGAATTGTTACTATGCCTTATATAGCTTTGTGCAGTTAAAGTATATACGCTATAAGCGTTAAAAGCTTCAAACTGTGCATTTTTACTTGACGGGCGATAAGTGTATTTGGAGCGGCTGTCAAGCGGAACACCCCGACAAATCCAAATATCAGAGTTTGGCGCTATATATGCCATTTAAAATACCCCCTTTGTATAATATTTGTGGGAGCAAATATGCCCCCACATAATTTATTTAAGCAACTGTTATTGTAGCTGTACCCGACTTTGTGTTGTCATATACAGATGTCGCCGTTATGACGATTTCATCGCCAGCTACCGCGTCTGCCGATACTGTAACTATACCTGTGCTTGTTACTGTCGCCTTGTCACTGTTTGTTGTCCACGTCAGACCAGACGGGGCAAAGTTCATACTTTCTACTTTCGCGGAAAGCTGTATCTTTCCACCCTTAGACAGTGTAGCTGTCGCGGGGGATACAGTCACACTTGTTATGGACGGAGTGCCCGCAACAAAAAGTGCATTGTTGGCAAATGGGGATATTGCGTATATGCGCCATGCGTGGAGCGTCATATTGCGGTAAAGACCCTCACTGTTTTCAATCGCCCTCATCTCGGTAAGCTTGTCATAAATCTGGAAAAAATCCTTGTCAACAAGTATACACGGCACAGCATCGAGGGCTTCCATTTCGGGCTGTGAAAATTCGTGATAATTTTCATCGTCCTTAAACAATTCGTTCAGACGCTCGATGTCGAGCGAACCAAAGCTGTCAATAAGCTTTATGTGTCCGAGAAACTCGACTTTATCCATATTAAATGCGGAAGCCAATACCTCAACGTTACGCTTTGCGTTAAACTTTGCTGATACAATTAAATACTGGTCGTCTTTAAGTGCAAAGTTATTTACCCCAACAAGATTGTAGTCTTTCTTTAAAAAAGTCATATCATCCGAAACCGTCTGAATCGCTTCAACAATTTCTTCCATGTTTGCCTTATTGACAGCCGGGATTTCATACGGCTTCATTAAGCCGTTGTATATCCTATATGCAAGCATATATTTGATAGTTAAAAACTCGTCCTGTTCCATCGCTGTAAACATGGTAGTTACAATTTTTTCGATGAAACTTGACACGCCGTTGATTGACAGAAAGGCATTCTCAAGGTCATACGGCTGTACCGTCTGCTTGTAATACTTCTGGTAGTTCATCACATAAAACGCCGACTTCACATCAGGAAACTCGCGCTGAAAAACGGTTGTTTCCGCCCTTTCGGGGCTATAGTTCTTGACGTGAGCAAGGTCGATGAAAATGTCCTCAATGACTTCGCCAAAATTAAGCTTACCCTTCTTAAAAACCGCAAAAGGATTTGTGTAGTATTTGTTTGTAACCTTTACCTCGGCTATGCGGTTTATCAGCGCAGATAAAAATTCGTTCTGAAGTTCCGGAAAATCCATAATGACATTGCCGATACTGCGGATTGTATTTGCGTCAGGGGTCGCTAGCGGCACATGGTCTTTATAATTCTGCGATGCAGAATTGCGGATTGCGTTAAGCACGTCAACGCTTGAGTTTGTTTTTACATCTCGGTAGTCAATGTTAGGCATTTTCAATCACTCTCCTTTTCTGTATAGAGGTCTTCAATTTTGATTTCCTCGGCTTTCTCTTTTTCTTCGTCCTCAGTTTTTTCAACTTTGACATCTGATTTGTTTTCGCCGCCGTTCATAAAGCGGTCAATGTACTTGCGTCGCCACTCAGCTTCAACCGCCATTAGCTTTTCATCATAATCGCCGTGAGCGGCGTAATCGTCAATGGTATCCGAGATGTTCTCAATCAGAGCAATTGTTTGGTCGTCGGAGCGCTCGCCGATGTAGGTCCGGATTTCTTCCATAATTTCGTCTTTAGTTTTTACCATTGTTTTTCACCTCAACTTTCGTAATAAACGCATTTTTGTATCCTGACTTTTTGACAGTTTCCAAAAACTTTTTTGCGTTGTCATAATTTTCATATGCCCCGACTTGTACTCGGTATATGGTCTTTGTTTTAGAGTCGTCTGTGGTCGTTTTTAACTTGTTTTTCACCTGCGCTCTAAACCAGTCCATATTTTTCCCATATAGGTTCAGCCAGTTTTCGGGGTCACCGTGATTACTTGCATATCCCGCCTTTGCCGCTTCTTTATGACTTACAATGTTTTCAACATTTATGTTAAGCTTTTTGCAAAGATATGCACAGTATTCAATGGCCGCGTTAAACGCCTTGTCAAAATATGATTTGTTGTTAAGGTTATCCTCACAGATTTCAAACTGGATATGAGGATACGGAGCATAATTATAACTGCCCTTTGAGCCGCTACCACAGCCCCAACAAGCATAGTTATAGGGCAGAGTGTGGTAGACTTCAACAACGCCTTTATCGTTACACCCGATGTAAGCGTGCATACAGATGTCATTATATACGCCGTTGATATACTCCTGATTGTGGTGATTGTTATACACGTTCTTACCGAGGTCGGCAAGTATCTCGTTATAATCGGGATTTGCTGATGTAGGCTGTACATATCGTCTTAACATCTCGTTATCACACCCTGTACTATGCACAACTATTCCGACAGGCTTTATATGCCGTGCCGCCTCGTATGCGCCGCTTTTATAAAACAAGCATTCTTTAAGTATCATCGCTACTACCTCCTATCTTGTCGATTAAGTGATTCAGCGCTATCGTGTTATTGTTGATAGCTTCATTCAGTTTTGTTGTTTCTTCCTTATGATTTTCGTTAAGTTTGTTGTTCTGCCAAAACATGGCAACGCAACACGCAATCGGAAAGCCTAGACTTGATATTATCTGCACAATTGTGCTTGTGTCCATAGTATCACCCCCTTTGTATCTGCCTATATTATATCACACTTTTTCTTCGTGTCAATACTATACTGTGCATAGTATATTTTTAACTGCCACTTCTATTATAACACAACGACAATAAAAAGTCAATACTAAATTTTATATAGTATTATTTTCAAATACTTTATACTGCCTAATATTGAATGGGGGAATATATAGGCAAATGACGACGACGGGGTCTATGCA